ACGCTATAAATTTAATTAAAAAACACAACACTGATCAGTGTAATTACGCAGCTTTTAATATCATCATTTAGACGACTATCTATTTAGTTGTGTTTATTGCATATCGAATGATAACCAAGGCCCAATTAGTAGATATTTCAACTAGATTAAAAGAACAGAATTATGCTCTCCCTATTCTATCTTCTTCAACTCACACCTGGTGGGATGATGCAAGATTGGCAACCATTAAGATGATGAACTTCCCCATGTATGTGCCAATGCCTATCGATGATATAATTGCCTGGGCAATTGTCATTTTAGGTTATCAAGCAAACCCAGCAGCAACAGAAACTATTGCTTATGCAATGGAGAAAATTATTTTGTGTGGTATGAAGATCCCTGGGAATCTTGAAGCTCATCTCTTCCACAATAGAGCTGTCAACCCTGATTTCGTCACAACTGATGCTAAGGAAATAGCACTGGCCCAGATCGTTGCTGACAGTGCTGTGGGATTGGATGTTGCAGCTAGAGGAACAATCTGGTTAAGGGGACCACCAACTAACAACGTTGGACCTTTCATTGACTACATTAGGCAGCTTGTTGTAACCCAAAGTGAGCCTGTAGCGGCAAGTTTTGTCGCTTATTACTTTTTGGCCCATCTTCGCCTGGTAGTTAAGGATCCAATGTCTTGTTTGAACCTTCCGGAGAAGATCGTTAAAAACTTTTCATCCCTTTATAAGAAGGTAATTAATCGAACCATCCCTGTAGGTTTTGACCAACATGGTCTTCGATGCCTAGCAGACCATTTCTCTCAAAAAACACCACAGACTCTCGGGTTTCTGCGTGTTGTGCTGGATAGGTGGGTCACCACTCTGAATGTTCCTAATGAGAGAAATAACCGAGGGCTCTTGGAATCCGCCATTGTCAACTCTCTTGCATTAAATGGATTGCCCGTACTTAGTATGGCACAACGAGCTCTGATGGCCATCGATGCTTCGTTACCAGAGATTTGGGAGGCAACCAAAGGATTAAGCACTGATAAGGGGCATTACTATGCTGCCGCTACCTGGATTTGCTATTTGATCCCCGACGGGGCGAAAAGGGCACAGCTTCTCGCAAATTATGTTGTGGCAGGGGCCCCCCCTATTAATCAACAATATTGGAGATTTTCAAGGTTGTATGACGACACAACTATGATGGGGCTCTCAGGTGTCGGAAATGATGACTCGATCTACCTTTATGCCAAGATCCACGATCTTGTGTATGTGGATAATCAAATCATCCCCAACTATAGGATCTTGCATACTAAATATTTACAACGAGAATTGGATGATATTGCAGAAGAAGTTCGTAACATGTTTTCCAGCCTACTTGGAGTTGCAGGGGAAGTAGGTGAGGCTGTCAAGCGAGCTAGAACCAAAGGGACAGGTAGGGTTGATGTGGCACAAGCCGCTCCTGCCCCTGCTCCTAGAGTAGCGGCAGTTGCCCCCATTGCAGCCCCTGCACCTGCTGTCGCAGTGGTCCCTGTTGTTGCAGCGGCTCCTGTAGCAGCTGTCGCACCAGGGGCTGCGGCTGTTGGTGCTCCAGTACCTGCGCCTATTCCAGTTGAAAACATGGAAGAAGATGAGCCTGTCTAATCGATCTGCGCGATGGACATCCCAATCATCAGATTGCGCAAGCTTTTCAATAAAATAAATAAAAACTCATGAATCCCAACGCTTTCTTATCACCTCTGAATCTATCTAAATCTTCCGCTACAAACCAAAGCATTGTTAGCACAAAGAGTTCTGCTTTATTGACAAGCATGGATCGTGGAGTTAATGCCGCCAGCCAGATTGCGGGCATGTTGATGACAGGAGAAGGAGATGATATTCAACAAGAATTAGATTATGGAGAAACAGAAGACCAGATAAGCTCGATGTCTGAAGCCAAAGCCAATCCCAAAATGCAAGGGAATCAAGGTGATAATTCATCAATTTCGACAACTAGGTCTAAAAGAATGAGGGACAATGAGGAACTCTCTGAACCTGAGCTTCAGATGATTGTTGAATCTGTTCAACTCAAGGTCGGAGATTATGTTACCAACCATATGAATGGAACACCCTCTGGGGTTCTCAACAAGGACACTGCTCCAACTTTTTTAGATGTGATGGCTGTGCTCAGATGGTTGCATCGTATTGTTGACAGGCTCTGCAGCCGACCTAAGTATACCAATGTCGACAGCCTGGTAGATAATCTCCGAGTAGAACTAGGAAAACTAATGTCTCATAATTCTACCACAGCCAGTGGATCACCTATGGATAACAACAAGTGGTTAGCATCATGGATGTCCCATGCCATGCTCATCGTCAATGATAAGAAAGTACCAATTTCTAAAGCTACAGTGCAGATGGTGTGCTCGGACCCAAGCCGATCTACTAAATTAGCAAATGCTATCATCAATGGTGCAACTGATGTGGAGATCTTAGCATTAATCAAAGAGCTCAAAAAGAGTTGACACAACCAACCCATTCCCATCCCTGAGCAGAGGCTGACTAGAAAGGGTATTCGGAGCAATCAACCTCATAATTAAAAACTCATGATTTTAATTCGCTCCAATTGTCAAATCCATTTGGCCACACACGTGATGGTGGACCCTTGTATCTGGTCCTCTGTTTGGGATTCTATCAGTAGAGATTTGTCCTCTGACCCTGTGATGAGATGCATCGATAAGGTGGTGATATGCTCGATTATTTCGTCTTACCCACCTATTAACAGCTCTATCGTAAATGATATTAAACAATCTTATTGGGATGGTTCTAAGGCGTTTAGGTTGTCTGTTACTAAATATGCCTCTCCTATGGTGTATAGGGTCCCTTCCACTATAGGAGACAATAGACCTGTCACTACCTTGCATCGTATGTTCGACCAATATGGTGCCCCTATTAGCACTTCGATTCCTGGGCATGTCGAGGTCCGGATGACAATTTCTCCTTGTTTTGTGGGTATTTGCGATCAAACTTTCCTTAAAACCCAAATCCAACACAATCTTCCAAAGATTGAGTTCAAAGAGGGAGGAGTAATCGATGATTCACTAAAATTGCTGATCAATATCCTAGCATTGCATTTAAGTCTCGAAATTGCTGTCGAGTCCCGAGATCAAGATGAAGATTCATCCTGAATCCTCTGCCTTGGGTGCTTTGATCATCATCAGGGTCCGGTTAAGCCTAGGGAAAGGGGTTAATAAAAAACTCATGGAGCTTCACCCGCAAGCAAAATTTGTTGTCCCACCTCGCCCAAAATCAACTGCTTCCAACACGAACGTTGGTAATTCAAATAATGATAAACTTAACAGTGACGAATCAGGCGAGGACATCGCAGCAGCAGCAACAACACCTGGAATCGGGGACTCAGGTGTAATCTCGACTGATTCAGTCGGTAGTCCTATGGAGGTTATCCCTAGCTTATCGGTGCAAAGTGTCCCCAAAGGTTTATCCTCTTCTTCCTCTCTAGGGAGAAGGATGATAGACCTAACATGGTTGTGGGCTGAAACTGATGCGACAATTATATGGTCTAAACCGACTTGGGGGTTGACCACTTTCTCTAAAGTGTCTCTGGAGCTCATAGCCACTGGACATGCAGTCTGCGACTGTTGTCCTAAAGTTATGATCTATCCCCTCCCATCTTATATAAGTAACATGCTGAATTCAAGGGCAAATCTTGAAACTATCCATGCTAATTTATTAGGCAACAGATTTGTCATTTATGAGGGGTCTCCTAGCATCGATATCCTAAATCACAGTTGCACTAAGGCTGGCAACTACCTAAATCACAACATGATAATTTCCACAAAACAGTTAGTGGATAGTCTCGGATATTATAAAAATGGATATTCCTTAGTTCTGGCAGATGATGTTTGTGCTTGCCTTTCCACAACTGAAACAATCTGTTGCACTTTCAAAACGTGCGGAAGTTCATTGGAGGACTGGCGAAAAACTCATGTTCTGAAGTTGAGTCCCTACTGTAGGACCCCTATTAGAAATGTGATCCAATCCAGCTCTTCTCAAATTCTCAATGGCGGATTGTTTAGGATCATGGACGGAAGCAGCGCATCTAATTATGGCGCCTGATTGATTTTCGAGGACAGTGGAAACATTACAACAGCAATGTCAGTTTGAGGTTAAATTTGGTAAACAAAAACTCATGTACTCAACTAGCAATCAATTGGACGATTTAGAAGTCAATGAAAAAGAGCGATTTTTCGTACCTGATACGCATTTGAATTCACCTCTGAAGACGCTTCAACTAAGAAGGGCCCAGATCAACTATTTATCAACTGTTCTTGGAATAATGTGTAGTGTTGAGGAAGTTCACAACCACTTCCAGACTTACAATATATCGATCGATCCTCTTGTTTTGCTAAAAGAATTAATTGGCTTGGCAATGATTGGTTCCTTGCCGTCTCCCAATCTTGACCATTTAAAGACTCTGGAGACTGGAGTAATAAACGTGAACATTTTGCGGGATAAATTTGGTGTCAGATTGCTCGATCTTAAAGACATGAACGTCAGTGCAGAAACAGGAGTTTATGGAGTATTAAGAGAGAGTTTTTCTGAGTTAATTAAAGCTTATTCTGTTGCCATTTGTGCCTCGAACAAGTTTTCCTTCCGACATCAGGTAGGACCCCTTTGCTTTTACTGCACAAGTGATTATGTTGCAGTTTACAAAAGTGATGTAGTCATCTCTGTACTCGATTATATGTTTATTTTAGCATTGTCCGATTTGTTCTCTGCTAGACATCTCACCTTTTTATATATTGATGTAGACAGATGGGTCAACAAGGAAGTATCTGATGATTTGAAATCGTTGATCGTGGAACTATACAAATGGGGGGATGAGCTGATAAGTATATTCGGGAACCAAGCATATGATCTTATAAAACATCATGAGGCCATCTGCATTTCCACTTTGCAAAGTCAGACAAGTGAGGGCTTGGACCTTGCAGAGGATTTTAACAGATTTATCAAGACAGCTTACGAAGAAGCCTTGCTGAACTTATTATCGTCTACTGACTTGAAACCAACCCCGGAATTGTTCCATCCGTTGCACAGGGCGAGTAGAGGATGTATTAGAGATGAAGCCTTGGTTCAGATTTTTGGGTTATATCGCCACTGGGGTCACCCTTACGTGCTCTCTAGCCTAGGTATTGCGGCTAATAGAAAGGTGGCAGAACCTAAAAAGACCATCTCCCCTTTGGCTTCAGAGACCATATCCGCTGCTTCGAAAGAGTTGATCTTCTTTAGCTTCTTTTACAAGAAGAAGCGTTATCCTTTTTATGAGATTATCACTAAGAGAGAAAATTACTTACAGGCATGTTTGCAATACAATAGACCAATAGTCGCCCATGTGGAGGTTGCAGATTGGGCGGATATCGAACTTAAACAATGCTATAATCCTATTGCCTATCTCAGCACCTTGGACGTTATTAATGACAAAGCTTGCGGAGTGAGTCGCAGCGAAGTTAAGCAAGAACTGTTGTCAAGAAAAAGATCAGATTGGCAAAAAAGGCGGGTATTGTGCAATTATTTGCGTAACCCTGAGCCAAATCCTTACGAATTCCTCCTGCAGGTTGATAAAGCTGGGGGTCTTCCACCTGAGCAACTAACCATTGGCGTAACTCCTAAAGAAAGGGAGTTAAAAACAAAACCTAGATTGTTCTCGCTCATGTCAATGCCTTTGAAATTGTATTTCGGATATACAGAGGCCTTATTGGCTAAGACTATCTTGAAGCTAATACCCGAAATCACGCTGACTGATGACTTGCTTTCTGTTACCAAGAAGCAGATCAAGATGAACAACAAACATTCAGATTGGTTGGATCCTGTTCGATTAATCGTTAACATGGATTTCGAAAAATGGAACCTGAATTTCAGATCTTGTAATACTATTCCCATGTTTGAACAATTGGATGCCCTCTTTGGGTTTAAATGTGTTTACTCTATTACTCACGAGCTTTTTAGAAAGACACTGTTCTACTGCGCAGATGGTGAAGAATGGCCGACTCAAGCCCAGATCTTAGAAGAGAAAGGCGAATTAGTCTGGACTGATCAAGAAGGCGGTTGCGAGGGACTTAGACAAAAAGGCTGGACTCTATTGACTGTTGCAGTGTTGAAATATATTCTAAAAAAGGACCCGGTTACAATTGCATTGATGGGGCAAGGTGATAACCAGGTTCTCTCTATCACATTTAATCGATGGTCCAGAAAGATGAAGCCAGAAAAGAAGCCATTGTTTCGTATCGAAGCAAGAAGGGTCCTTCATAAGATATTTGATTTCTTTGACTCCCTTGGGCTCCCTATCAAGAGAGAAGAAACCTGGGCATCCGGTGCGGTGTATGCTTATAGTAAGCTATTGATTGTTAGAGGGGTCCCTATGAGTATGTCTTTAAAAAGGATTTCAAGATGTTTTCATTTAGCAAATGAAGACTACCCCAGTTTATACAATTCCATAGCCAGTATCTTCGCAAATGCTCAATCGGCCGCTTACAACTCACATACCTATGAGGTAGCCTACTTGATTGCAATGAGTGAAGCACATAAAGCTTTCAGGTATCATTTCCTATTCTCCCCATTGCTAGGTGCCCCTCTTTTCTCTGGGAAAGTGTCCTTGAGCATCGAGAACAGGTCATTCGTCCACCAAGGTCTAGAGATGGAAGAATGCATTTTAAGATTGCTACAGGGCAATGTTGAATTCGGAGGTTACCCTGTTCAAAATCCATTGGATTTTCTTTCTAAAGGATTTCCAGACAAAGTCACAGCTTACTTAACTTGGTGTGAGATAATAAGGCAGAGCAATATATGTCCCATTCAATTAAAAGAAGTATATGCTTGTTGGTGTGATCCTATACTTTCCTCAACTGCCAATATGGAGAAATTGCTGACAAACCCAGGTTCTATCAACACAGCTAAGGCAACTGACAAGGTGACAGTGATGAGATCGGCTGTGAAGGACACATTGCTGCACACGGGCTATGTTCTTAATGACACCTTTGCTCAATTACTAGCGGTGTCTGAAGAGAAAAATGTCGAGCTAATGAACACTTTAAAATTAATTAGGCCCTATCACTCTAGATATGTGGCAGATCTGTACGCTTCTACTTTGCAGGGTCAAGTCCAATCCTTTGTTGACAAATTCACCACGACGAAGACTCTGAGGGGAGTGGCTAGGATGTACAATTACAAACTGTTAACTAAAATACAGAGGTCAGAGACACAAATGCTGTCTATGGCTTATATACAATCAAGCACTAAAGGGGGGAACTCTAACTGGGACTGTCCCACTTGTTTTGCTGACGAGTTGCGTTACAGGGGGTGGGGGATTGAGATAACAGGTTGCACGGTTGCTCATCCTATCCACCAGTTCAAGGCAGACACTACCCAGTCGAAAGATACAATTCTGCTCGTCACTAGGTCATGTGAAAACAATCACTCGATGTTCACCACATTAGGCTATTGTATACCTTACCTAGGGTCTCAGACACATGAAACAATTCCTCAGGCATCGGATTATCAGTTAAATGCTTCAGTCAAGGGTTTAAAAGATGCCATCCACGGCTTGAGAGTTATAAACTGGTTGGTGGAGCCTTCCGATAAGTTAGCTGAGCTTATTGTGGCTAACGTTGAATCCTATACGGATCTACCATTATCCTTCCTGTTAAGATCGGATTTTTTCAGTGAGGCAAATTGGGAGAATAGGTTCGAGGATAGATATACATCACACGGTGGTTACATAAACAGTCTCTATGGGCCACACACTCACCTCAGGACAATCATTACTCATGCCAAAAATAAGAAAACCTTACAGGTTCTCATGCATAATCAAGTGGCAGTATCAGTTCTCAATACAATGCATGTCCTCCTCTCCAAGAATGGTGCTAATTTACCAATTTTAGCATTTTCAATTAATTGTCATTATTGTTCTAGTCGTCTCCAGCCACAGACGCTCAGTCTAGGGGATGTGAATATTGACAACCCTTGCAAGAGGGTTGTGAGCAAAAATATATTCTGGTATCCCAAAGAGCTACTCATCC